TGTTCATTGGCCAACTTCCCTTCTTCTCCTGGCTGCGCATTTGACGCCAGCGATACGCTTCGCGGCGAACTCGGGGTCAGCGTGCAACGCCCTCATGCGCCCTCGCCCGAAACATTGTCGGTCACGGGTCGGCGCGCAGTTAACTACCGTGTCCGGGATGTGGCGTGGCTTCATGGGGCGGCGAACAGCGATGGGGTCGCGCCAGCCGCACCCGCCTCAATCAGGTTCTTGACGGCCTGGGCGTAGTACGTGGAATTTAGCTCAGTCCCAATGAATCTGCGGCCCTCTTGAAGGCTCACCCATCCCTCTGATCCGATCCCAGCAAAAGGTGAAAACACGACGTCACTTGGCGCCGACCAAAGAGTTACCGCCCTCCGAGTGATGTTCAACGGCATTGGACATAGGTGCTTGATCGCTTGATCGTCCTTCGCCGATTTGACGTTTAGGACATCTGTCGCCCTTAGGTCGAAGTCGCCCTTGCCGGACTGGCCCAACTGATAATTCCAGATCGTCTCGCCGTCCCAAACAGGTGATGCTTCCTGTTGCCATAGCTCTGTTGGATAATCTGGATTGACCAGTGGCCGGACCAGATCAGCCGTGGCGGCCGTCGCCCACTTGCGGAAAACAAGCAGATATTCCGGCATTCCAACGCGGCAAAAGCTGGCGTCCGCCCGACGCGTTTTACGCAAAAGTCCATGAGCGTTCGTCTTGCCGCGCTCAAGAACTGGGTCTCTCCAGATCGTAATCCGGCAATGAAACGTCCAGCCCTCCTCGATGTGTATCCGGGTGCAGAGGTCGGAGAACGGACGCAGGCCGCTGTCGCCGTTGGCCGATGAGCCCTGGTAGTAGGGTATATCCTTGACGTGGATGGCTGACAGTCGGCCTGGGCGCGTGATCCTCAGCTTCTCGCGGATCATGAGACGGTAGAACTCTCCGAACTCCTCGTCCGACTCGACATTGCCCATGTCGCGCTCGCTGTCGGAGTAGGTGTAGATGTTGGAGAACGGCGGGCTGTAGACCGAGAAGTCGATGCTGTTGTCCGGCACGCCCTGCGCGAACTCGATGCAATCGGCGTTGTAGAGCGCGGCCCGGTCGCCGATGTACTGGTTGATGACGTTCATGCTGTCCTCAGGAACTCTGGAAGCGTGGCGGCGACGGACGGCTGGTAGGTGACGTAGCCGCGATTGTGGACGACAGCTTCGGCCATAGCCGATGCCATCGCGGCCTTCATTCCCGCATGATCTCCGGCCTTACGGCTGACAATCGTCCAGATCGCGTTTTCGGTATCAGATCCCGCGACATGAACCTCCACCGGCCTCTTTTGTCCAAACCGGTAGCAGCGGCGGACGGCCTGGTAGTATTGCTCGTAGGAGAAGCTGAGGCCGACGAAGGCCATCCGGGCGCAATGTTGCAGGTTCAAGCCATGACCCGCGATGCTTGGTTTCGTCACCATGACCCGGATATCGCCCTTGGCAAAGCCGTCCAGCCTCTCCTCTTTCATGTCCGCCGACATTGACCCGCGAACCTCGACAGCTTCCGAAATCCTCGCCGTCAGATCGTCCGCCTCATAGTCGGTATCGCACCAAATAATCCACGGTTCGCCCGGCTCGCGCCCGACGATCTCGGCGATCATGTCCGCCCTGGCGTCAGATGTCAGGCGCTTCTCGCGGTGGATCGAGGTCGCCGACGTGTCGGGAATTCGGAACAACCTGGCCTGTCCGTCACGTTCATAACCCGCATCAATCAACGTGTCGGCGCGGACGACGTGCTGATGCACATTCAGCGGCGGCAGTTCATAACCTTCGTCGCTGAAACCCAGATCAGATGGCTTTGTAACGCAGCGCGCCCAACTCGCGACCCATCGCCAGAAGTCAGTCACGCCCGGACCCTTGATCCGATATTTACCCATGTTGGACTGATCGGCGAAGAACCACCGCGCCAACATGTCCGTCGAGTCCATGACCCCGAGAAACTGGGACTGCTGGCCTAGCTCCATGTGATCGTTGGGCGCCGGCGTGGCGGTGCATGACAGGCGATAGGGCGTGGCCTTGAACCTCGCCATCAGCGCGCGCGTGGTTGATCCGGTGAAGCTTTTCAGGATGCTGCTTTCGTCCAGCACCACGCCGCCGAAGTCGATGTCCGCAAACTTCGCCAGCCGCTCATAATTGGTGATGTAGACACGCGGGCCGGTGATATCTCCGGGCTCTCGAACGGCTTTTGCGTCGATCCCCCATCGTTCAGCTTCCCTCTGGTGTTGCCCGGACACCGCGAGCGGCGCCAGCATCAGGACCGGCTTATTCGTGGATTCCACAATCACCCGGCCCCACTCTAGTGCCGTGAAGGTCTTTCCGAGTCCGGTGTCGAGAAAGAGTGCGCTACATCCGGTACGGGCGCTGAAATCGACACAATGGGCCTGCAGATCGGAAAGGTTGGAATTGAGCGCGGGGATGCGAGTGAGGCCGCGCGGCTCGAAGGCCAGAGCCTTTCTGGCTATCATCTCAAGATAATCGCTCATACGCTCCGATCCTTCGCCAGCTCGGCATGCAGCCGCGCTCGAATCTCGGCTTGCGCTTTCCGGGCGATCCCAGACCGGCCCGAGGCGGCCAGGGTCTTCAAAACCGCAAGCGGCTTTTCGGGCAGACGAAGGTTGATCATTCGTCCCATCCGCCCTGATCGTCCGCGCGCTCCAGCCCGGCGATCATCACGCCGAGCGCCAGAACGCCGAGGGCGGCGAGAAGGAGGACGATGGTCGCCGCGATGGTTAGTGCGATGTTCATTGGCCAACTTCCCTTCTTCTCCTGGCTGCGCATTTGACGCCAGCGATACGCTTCGCGGCGAACTCGGGGTCAGCGTGCAACGCCCTCATGCGCCCTCGCCCGAAACATTGTCGG